CCTGTGCTCCCTGCCGTCCACCAGCAGCCGGTCCCCGAGATGCCATACCCACATCCCCGAATCCGTCCGCCAGAACCCCCGCCCCACCATCTTCTGCAGGTCCACCTGCCCCTTGTCGTCGGCGATCTGCATGATGGCCGACCCGATCTCCTCGCAGTGCTCGCCGGGGAAGTTCGGCTGCCGTATCTGCGCCAGCCACCACGGTCGCGGCGCGATGGCCAGCAGGGACGCCTTCGACGTGATCGACGTGCGCGGGATCTGCAGCACCCGGTGCGTCCGGATCATCACCGCCACGTTGTCCCCGATGTTCCCCATCACGTCGAAGTGCTCGTTGCGCTCGAGCACGTCCAGCGTCGACGCCTCCAGCTCCAGCCGCTCGACCGGCGGCTTGTACGGCTTCGCCGACCGCTTGATCCACTCCCGAGCGGCGTCCCGCCCCTGCTTGACGATCCAGTCGTGGACGTCCTCGCCGCTGTCCCCCGACGCCAGGGCCAGCTTGATGTCCTTGCAGCCCGCCTTGCGCAGGAGCTTCGCCACCTGCTTGGCGTAGGTCCGGCCGTCCTCGTCCGCGTCCGAGACGATCAGCACGGGACGGTCCTTGAGCGGCGTCCAGTCCGTCCGCGAGTACGCCTTCGACCCGCCGGCGGACGTCGTCACCAGAGCGGCGGGATAGGCCTGCCCGAACGTGTCCGCGCACTTCTCCCCCTCCACCACGACGGCCTGCTTCTTCCCGTCCTTCTCCGCCAGGATCTTCCGCAGGTTGTACAGCGGCCGGCCCTTGTCCATCGGATGCCGGACCAGCCACCCCTCCTTCCCGTTCCGCGCCGTCTTGTGGACCGCCCTGCACTTCGCGAACCGCTGCGCCCACTTGTCGTTCCCCGGCTTGACGGCGTTCCATTTCTCGCGCTCGTAGCGCAGCACGACGAACGCGACCTTCCCCGCCGCGTCCCTGTACGTGTGCTGGCCGACCGCCTTCGACCGCAGCTGCTTCCACTGCCACAGGTACGGCTCCTTCTCCTCCCGCTTCTGCGGCGGAGCCCGGCCGTCGTCCGGCAGTCCCGCCGCCTGAGCCGCTTCCTTCTTCGTCATGCCCCGCTTGTCCAGGAAGTACTGGTACACGTTCCCCTTCGCGCCGCAGGCGTGGCAATTGTATACCTGCTTCGAGACGCTGACCGACAGCGACGGCGTGCGGTCCTCGTGGAACGGGCACAGGCCCGTCAGCTGGTCGCCGGATCCGCTCAGGCGGACCCCGTCCTGTTCGAGCAGCTCCTCGAGGCGCGGCGGATTCATTGCGAGAGCGAGAGGACCCTGGACACCGAATCGCTCATCGCGGGGCTGTTCGCGTAGCGGTCACGGACCGTGCCGATGGCCTCGGACAGGCCGCGGCCCCTGAGCCCGGCCTTGAGCAGCCTGCGCAGCTCCTTCCGGAGCTCGGCCTTCTGGTGGTACGACAGCTCATCCATCTCCTCGATCTCGTCGGCGTCCAGTTCCCTGACCTCGGAGTCGGGCACGTCCAGCGGAGGAGGGTACGACCCGCACGACGGGCAGCAGTCCCTGTGCCGGGGATACAGCGTGCAGCAGTCCCGGCAGGCCCTGTAGTTGCTCGCTTCCGCCGTCTTCGACGGTCCGCCCGGCCCCTCGCCTTCCAGGGACCATTCGCGCTCCTGGTCGGGATAGCCGTGGACCCACCACGACCGCACGAGGTCGATGTGCAGCGCCGCGCGGCCGTCCGGCTTCGGACGCATGACCCTGCCGCACTTCTGCATGTACCGGGCGACCGACAGCGTGGGCTGCCCGTCCAATAGTACTTCGCATTCCGGCAGGTCGAAGCCTTCCGAAATGATGTCCACGTTGCAGAGCACCCGCGTCGTGCCCTTCCGGAACGAGTCCATGACCGACGAGCGGACGTTCCGGTCGGTCTTCCCGTCCACGTGCTCGGCGGGGATCCCCGCGTCGCGGAACGACTTCGCGACCTGCTTCGAATGCTCCGTGTTCACCCCGAAGAACACCGTCTGAGGCTGGCCGCGCGGCGCTGCGTGCTCCTGCCAGGCGTGCAGCGCGTCGGCGATCACCTTGCGGTCCACGCGCTCGGCCAGCTGCTTGCGGCTGTACTCCCCGTTCGACACCTTCACGCCGGACAGCTTGAGATGCCTGTACTTGCGGTCGTAGATCACCTTCACCGGCGCGAGGTGCCCGTGCTCCACCGACCAGGCGAACGTCGGACCGTGGACCATCTCGTCGAAGCGGTCCAGCGGCTTGCCGTCGAACCTGCGCGGCGTCGCCGTCATGCCCAGGATCCGGCTGGCGGGGAACCGCTCGGCGACCTCCTCGTAGGTCGGCGCCTTGATGTGATGGCATTCGTCCCACACCAGGTAGAACGGGTCCAGCCAGTCGCACTTCCGGCGGGCGAGGGTCTGGATCATGGCGACCTGGAACCGCTGCCACGGCGATTCCGCGCGGCCGGCCGCGATCACCCCGTACTTCCCCGCCAGGCCCGCCTCGTCGAGCGTCCGGCAGAACTGGTGCAGCAGCTCCTCGCGATGCACCAGCACGAGGGCGCCCAGGCGGTTCTCCGCGAGCCTGCTGTTGATGTAGCCGGCCACGACGGTCTTGCCGAGCCCCGTCTTCATCACGAGGCACACGGCCCGCGACCGCCCGAACGCGGCCCTCAGGTCGTCCACGACCCTGGCCTGGTAGTCCCTAAGCTCGTACACCGGCCCGCGACTGCCTTCCTAATCTCCGGCGGGACCTGCGGTGCTCGGCCTGTACGTACTCCTTCTCCAGATGCTCTCGCAGCGTCTTGTTGACGGCCTGCCGCGTCACCCCGGCCATGCGGGCGATCTCCGCGCAGTTCAGGCCGGACCTGTACATGTCCAGGTATTGCCGCGACGGGCTCATGACTGCGAGGCGACTTCGAATACGGACCAGTGGTCGGGCACCTCGACGTGGTGCATGTTGGTCGCGAAGATCACGGACCGCACGCGATGCGTCCCGTGGAGCCAGTCGGCGAGCTTGACGAGCTCGGGGAACACCCTGTCGTTGAGGCAGTCGGCCCGGTCCATCAGCACCGTGTCCTCTTCGGTCATGATCGCGATGGCGGACTGCAGGCAGTACCGCGTCCGCCACTGCTCCGACTCCGAGCTCAGGATCGCCGGACGCCCCTCGATATGGACCGCGTAGCTCTTGTCGAGCTCGATCAGCGGCCACCCCGTCAGGTCGGTCATCTCCTTGAGCGTCCTGTGCAGGTCCTCCATGCGGTCCGAGATGGCCCGCGACCGGACGCCCTTCGGCCCCAGCGCCGCGGCGACGGCGTCGTAGCCGAGCTTCGAGTCGCGCTCCGCCGAGGCCTTGCCGTAGTCGCCGACGATCTCGGAGTCCTTGCGGCGCATGTCCACCTGCTCCTCGGCCACGGCGATCCTCGGCGCGAGGTCGTCCGGCGCGACCTCCTTGTCCGCGTACTCCGCGTCGGACTCCAGCTGCCGGACCCGTGCGATGCCCGAATGCAGCCGGCCTTCCAGCCGCGCCACCTCCGAGCGGGCCGTGTCGCGCTTGGCCTTCGTCTCGCGGCTCAGCTGGCGCATCCGCTCCAGCGTCTCGCCGAGCCGGTCGCGCTTCGTCTCCCACAGGCTGCGGTTCTCCTCGTAGGCCGACTCGTCCTCCGCCTTGCGCAGCGTCCCGTCCTGCATGACCACGATCAGCCTGCCGCATTCCTCGTAGGGGCACGGGACGCCGGCGTCGCGCTTCGGCTCGCCCTTGAGGTGCTCGTCGTGCTCGTCGCGCAGCTTCTCTCCGGAGGCGACGATCTCGGCGACCTCGGCGTTCAGGTCGTTCGCCTTCTGGTTCGCGACCCTGTGGAGATCCCGCGCCTTGTCGCGCTCCCTGATCGCTTCCGGAAGCTGCTCCTTCGCCCTGCGGCCCATCTCCAGGTCGGTCGCGCTGACCGCCTCGTCGATCTGCAGCGCCTTGAGGTCCGAGCGGGCCTTCTCCAGCTCCGCCTCGCACTGCAGCGCCGTCATGCCCTCGTGCCGCGACAGCCATCCGTCCGGACGCCACGTCGCGGCGATCCTGACGCCCCACCGGATGCCCGCGATCGCCTCCCACCGCTTGCGGGCGTCGCCGGCGAGCTCCTTGTAGTTCTTCTCCGCGTTGATCCAGCCCTTGATCCGCAGCGTCTTCATCACGCCGCCGCGCTGCTTCGGATCCGGTACGGTCTGCTCCAGCTTCTCCTTGAGCTCCGCGTCGAGCTCCGAGGGGTCCGGCAGGAAGATCTCCTCCCACAGCTCGGTCCTCTGGGCGGGCTTGAGCGTCCGCACGAAGTCCTGCAGCCCGACCACGCTCGCGCTCGTCTTCGGCGGGCATTCGCTGAACACCCGCATCGAGGACTCGCCGATCACCCACCGGCTCCACTCCACGGCTCCCGGCCCGAGCAGGACGACCGTCCCGTAGTCCGAGTCGTCGTGCAGGTAGGCCGACCGCCCCGTTCCCGCGAGCCCGAGCGGATTCGGGGCCTGCGCGAGCAGGGCGGCGATGGCGGTCGCCAGGCTGGTCTTCCCGCTGGCGTTCTCGCCCGTCACGAGGACGGGCACGTCGGGCAGCGGGACCGTCGCCTCGCGGATGCCGAGGCAGTTGACGACCTTGACGCTAGAATCCGGCATCCGTGTTGTCGAACTCCTTCTGGACGCCGACCGGCTCCTCGTCGGCGGGCTCCGGCTCCGGCTCGGGCTCCTCGGCGGGCTCGGGCTCCGGCTCCGGCGCGGGCTTCGCCTTGCGCGGCGAGGACCGGCGCTTCGGAGCGGACCTGCGCTTCGGCGCCGCCGGCGCTTCCTCGACCACGACCGTCGCCGGCGCGGCCTCCTCCGCCGGCGCATCGTCGGCCTCGGGGATGTCCTCGGCCATGACGTCCTCGAACAGGTGCCGTCCGCCACGGATCGGCAGCCGCCTCAGCAGCCGCTTGAGCACCGCCGTCTCGCTCATGCGGTCCGGCCAGGCGTTCCACACCTTGTCCGTCTTCGCGCGGGCGCGCGCGCGCTCGAGCTCCGCCTTGTACATGACGATGAACTCGGGGTTGTCGGGGTTGTCCTTGAACGTCGCCTTGGCCCACGCGCCGCGCACGTTCTCCCACGTCAGGTCCGCGTTCTCCTCGTCCGGCACGTGGTCCAGCACGTCCTGGAGGCCTTCGCGGTGCTCGAACTCGTCGCAGGCGTAGATCACCTTCGCGCGGATCGAGACGCCCTTGATGCGCGACCGCGCCAGGTCCAGCAGCCCGCCGACCATCTTGATCAGCTGAGCCTGCCCCTTGAACGGCACGATCACGGCCTGCTCGCCGTCCGGCATGAGCCCGCATTCGGCGGCCGCCATGAGCGACTGCTGCAGCGTCGCCGACGAGCACTTCCCGATGTCGGGACTCGTCAGCAGCGCCTGCAGGCAGGCCCGCAGGAACAGCTCCTCCGAGATGCCCGACTGCTCCAGGTACGGACGGCAGCGCGGGACGATCTTCTCCAGCGTCTGCCGGCCCTGCTTGAGAACCATCTGCTTCTGATCCATCATTGCGGCCCCTCCTCAGAGGCCCTGACTGCGCAGTCCTTCACCTGGCACGCCGCGCAGTGCATGCCGGGAGACGGGAGAGCGCCCCCGCATTCCATGATTCTCCTGATGTCGCAGGCGATCGCATAGGCGTCTTCCACCAGCGGCTCCGCGTCCCTGTAGGCGATCGAGCCCTTCTGGACTTCCGTCTGCTTCGCCCTCGGGACGTGCAGCATGGCCACCCGCGTCTCCTCGTAGGCGCATACCTTCGAGCGGTCCGCAGCCAGCGCGTAGGCCCCGAGCTGGAGCCACACGCCCGCCTGCAGCTGGCGTCCGGTCTTGAGGTCGAGGATCACCGGACTCGCGTCGAGGTCGATCCCGTACATGTCCAGCGTCCCCTTGATCGGCAGCTGGTCGTCCTGCTCGTCCACCTCCAGCTCGAACCGCAGCACCGTCAAGCCCTCGACCTCGATGATCGAGATGGCCTTGGACACGATCTCGGCGACCTGCAGGTCGGTCACCTTCCACGTCGGACTCACCGTGTCGAACTCGACCGGATCCGGCCGTGCCGGGCGCTCCTGCGCCCACTTCCTCGACCCGGAGCCGAGGATCCGCTCGTGGATCTCGTCAGGGCGCAGCTTCTCCTCGGTGCAGATCCTCAGCGCGGCATGGGCGGCGGTCCCGACCCACGCGCTGACGTGCTCGGCGGTCCCGTACCGCTTCGGTTCGCGCTGCTCGTGACGCGCCCTGCGCTGGCATTGCGTCCACGACAGCATGCGCGACGGCGAGACGCGCCCTTTCAGCAGCTCGTCGTATGTCATCCGTAGTTCTCCAGCAGGCCCCGGCGCTCGAACTCGCAGTCGATCTCGTCGATGCACATGGACAGCGCGATGATCTCCGCTTCGAGGGCGATGGAGAGACTCTCGTAGCTCTTGAGGTCCTTGCGGATCTCCCGCAGGCGATCCGCCTTGCTCTGGACCAGGCTGTCCGCTTCCTGCCGCGTGTTGCTCAGCTGATCGTCGGTCGATTCGAGCAGTTTCTTCTTCGTGCTCATGATGCGTGCCACCTCGCGACGGCGTTCCTCGCCGCCATCTGTTCCCTGGCGTACCTCGCGACCATCCTCTCGGAGGTCCATCGGCCCGCCTGCATGATCTCGGGCACTCCCATGCCCGACTCCGCGAGGTCCTGGGTCATGCCGACGCGCGGGCTGTGCCCCGCGTAGCGTCCCTTGAGCCCCGCCCGCTTCGCCGCCCTCTGGATCCGCCGGCACACCGTCTGCGCCGTGAACCCGAACACGGGATCCCCGTCGTCGCCCCGGACCAGTCCGGCCTCGTCCAGCAGCCGCATCGTCGCGTGCGCGACGTAGGCCGTGTGCCCGCGGCCCTGCTGGTCGGTCTTCGACTTCCGGATCAGCATCCGGCCGCTGCCGTCCGGCATCTCGGTCAGGTCGCCCCACCGCAGCGCCGCCAGCTCTCCGCGCCGCAGCAGCCCGTCCCGCATCAGCGCGACCATCGCGACGTCGGCCAGGTCGCCGTCCGACGCCGACGACATCCGCAGCGCTTCCAGCCGCGACGCCGTGATGCCCTCGACCTGCTTCTGCGCGACGCCGAGCTTGCGCTTCACTCCCTGGACGAACCGCTGGAACCGCAGCGTCGAGATCGGGCTGTCGTGCCCGCCTTCCCTGTGCCGCAGCCCGATCAGCCCCCAGCGCTTCGCCAGCGTCCCCACCGTGTCGCCGATCCCGATCCGGTACTCGATGTACCGCTCGATGTCCTCCACCGCCGCCGGCACGGGCTCCAGGCCCTCCCAGCCGCACCACTGCAGCCAGTCCCGCCACCACACCCCGTAGCAGCGGTGCGTCTCCTTCGCGTGCGCCGCGTCGTGATACGTGCCGACGTTCATCCGATACTCCTAGGGCGGGATTGCAGGGTGCGCGTTCCCGCCGGACGCGCTCTCTCGATTGACGATTGGCTGGTCAGCCCCTGCGGGACATTATACAGCACAGTCAGGGTTGACATGTCAACCCTGGGAGGTGCGCCTGTGCTCCTCCTTCCACTCCTCGTACTCGGCCTTCTGCTCGATCCTCAGGACCAGCAGCATGCGCGACGGGCGAGACAGGGAACTCTCGCCGCACTCGGCCTTCGACACCGCCGCGGCCGAGATCCCGAGCATGTCGCCGAACCGCTGCTGGGTCATGCCCAGGGCCGTGCGGCAGTCGCGCACGAGCTCGGCCGTCGGCGGGTCGCTCCCCTGCGGGCAGTCGCGGTCGCCGAGGTCGTAGAGCAGCTCGTGGGCGCTGCGGGCCTTCGGAGGCCTGCGCATCCCGCGCCGCTTCCGGGCGATGCCCGTGCGATGGCGGTTCATCTCCTCGAGCACGCGGCCGCGCGGCAGCGTCGGCACGGGATCATCCGCCGTCGGGAGGATCGGCATCGGCCGGCATCGTGCCGAGCACCGGCCTCAGGTCCACGACGGCGGTCCCGTCCGGGTGCCTCGTCACGACCGGCTTGCGCGGCGGGTCCGCCGCGATGGGGTTGTCCGACTCCCGAGTCGCCTTGAGGATGCCGTCCTCCATCTCGTAGACGAAGCCGAGGATCGAGTACGCGGACTGCAGCCGCGACTCGGCCCGGTCGCTCGCGACCATCGACATGAGGTGATGGTTGATCTTGCGGGCGTAGTGCATGACGCGATTATACGGGATGGAGGTGATCGCCCATGTCCCAACCCATGTCAGTCCCCCTTGCCGTCCAGCGCCTGGTCGATGACGCGCTGCTTCTCGAAGAACCTCTTGTACATGTAGGCCTCGACCGTGCCGGCGACCACGCAGTAATGCACGGTCACCTCGCTGTCCTGCCCGATCCTGTGGGCCCGGTCCTCGGCCTGCCACATGTCCGCCGGACGCCAGCTCGTCTCGGCCATGACGACGTGCCGGACGTGCTCGATCGACAGGCCGACCCCGACCGCCTGGATGTTGCATACGGCAACCTTGCAGGTCGGGTCGCTGCGGAACATCTCGAGCCGCCTGGCCCGCGCGTCCTGCGGCGTGCTGCCGGTGACCGACACCGGCTTGAAGCTCGCCAGGCGCTCCACGAGGTCGGCGATGGCTTCCTTGTGCCACCCGAACACGAGCACCTTCTCCCCCGAGCGCACCAGCTCGGACACCCGCGCCGCGACCTGCGGCGCCTTCGCCAGCGCCGTCTGGCGCCGCCACTTGGTGATCTCGCTCGCCTCCGCCGGCATCAGGGCCCGCTTCGCCTCGTCCCACGTGTCGGACAGGTCCGTCTCGTCGAACGCGAGCGACAGCTGCCCCGAGTGCTTGGAGGCGTCCAGGCAGTCCCGCAGCGCCTGCGTGTCGGGCTCGATCTCGTGCAGAAGCCGGCGCTTCGCCGGCAGGCCCTGCATCACGTCCTTCTTGAGCCGCCGCACCATGCATTCCGAGCGCACGATCCTGTGCAGCTCATGCAGGTTCGACGCGCCCGAATCGTCCCATCGGTGACCGTTCCACTTCCGGTCGCAGTACCTCTCGGCGTAGCGGGGGTAGCTGTTGAACAGCCCCGGCCTGAGGATGTCGAGCAGCCCGAACAGCTCCTTGGGGTAGTTGCAGATCGGCGTCCCCGTGAGGAACACGGGCTGCCCGCTGCGCTCGCAGATGTCCCGCAGCGCCACGGCCCGCGCCGTCCGCGGCTCCTTCGCGTAGTGCGCCTCGTCCGCGATCACCGTGTTCCAGTTCGTGCCGCCGGCCGCCGCGTTGAAGTCCTTGAGCAGGTCCCAGGTCACCACGCAGAAGACTGCGTTCCGCCTGAGCGCCCCTTCGATGTCCCTGCGGCTCGCGACCGCATCCACCAGCCGGTTCTCCGGGCTCATCGACCAGCGCCGGATCTCGTGGATCCAGTGCAGGCGGACGCCGGCAGGACAGATCACGAGCACGCGCTGGACCCCGACGTTCGCCGTGAGGTTGCAGATGCCGAGCGCCTGGACCGTCTTCCCGAGCCCCGGCTCGTCCGCGATCAGCACCCCGCGTCCGGTCTTGCTCGCGTACTCGATGGCAGCCTTCTGGTAGGGCAGGTACTGCAGCCCGTCCGGGCACGGCAGCTTGATCCCCCCGCACGGCTCCGTCGCGCTCGACATCCCGAAACGCCAGTCGGCGATGCGGCGCGAGTTGTCGAGCTCCAGCCGCGCCTCGGGCGTCGCGGCGTCGATCAGCAGCCGCGCGACGTGATCGGACCTCGTCCACCACACGCGCTCGGCCGGGTCCCAGGTCAGGCCCGACTTGCGCAGGCGGATGCGGTCCGGCCATTCGGACTCCACCTTCCAGCGTCCCGGCGCCCTGTACAGCTTCATCGGACCGACGGCTCCACGTACTCGATCTTCTCGGACGCGATGCGGCGCTTGAGCTCCTGCCGGAACTCGGCGTTCGCCCTGCGCGTCGCCTCGATGCGCCGGCGGTCGGCCTCGATGGACTTGTCCGCCACGGACAGCATCGTCTGCCGGAAGGCGTCCGACTGCTCCAGGGTCATGGGCTCCTCGGCCTTCCCGCTGGCGGTCACCGCCGCGAACGTGTGCTCGAGCAGCCGGTTCCTCTCGGCTTCCGATATCTCGGACGGGATGGCGCAGTGCGCCTCCGACAGCACCGAGAAGATCGCGTCGAGCATGATGCCGTGGTACATGCGGTCCGCGTCGTCGATGCGCTTCCGGACCCGGCGCAGCACGGTTTCGACGGTCATTCCCCGCCCTCTTGCTTCTTCATGTAGCGGGCGGCGTCCTTGAAGCCGTCCATCTCCTTCTTCACCGACAGGGCGACCATGAGGGCCTTCGAGCCGATCTTCGCCGCGCGCCGGATGACCGTCGCCACGTCCATGTCCGCGAGCAAGGGCATCTCCTTGACCACCAGGTCGCAGACGAGCCGGCCGTAGTCGATCAGGACGTCCTGCGCGAGATCGTCGGTCGCCTCGGCGAACTCGTCGAACGCCTTCGGATCGCCTTCGCGGAGCTTCCTGCGGAGGAGCCTGCTCAGTTCTTCGTCGTTGATCATCTGTTCTCCTTCTCGGGTTTCCAGTCCTCGTCCAGCTCCAGGGCCTTGGTCCTGGCGAACGTAGCCTTCGCGTACTCGTCCGGCGACATCTGCGCCTTGGCGAGCCTGTTCGCGATCATGATGGCGGGCAGGATGACCTGCTCGTCGATCAGCCTCTCGATGTGCTCCTTGTCGGTCGAGGCGAACGCGCCCCACGGCACGTTGCAGCACAGCCCGTAGGCCACCGACTGGAGATGCAGCTTGCGCATGTCCTTCCACGCGCCCATGTTCTGCGCGACCTTGTCCTCGACCATCTTCCGGTTCTCCTCGGACATGCGGCCGTACTTGCCGGCGAACTTCCTGCGGTCCGCCAGCTTCTGCTCGTCAGTCATCTTCCTTACTCCTCTCGTCGATCCGCTCCTGCATCGCCTTCTGCAGTCCCTCCAGGTGATCGATCGTGAACGGCAGCGCCTTCACGAAGGCCTTCATCTGGAGGTGCAGCTCGCGCGTAGTCTCGATCAGCGTGTCCGTCTTCCGCTTCGACAGGCTGCCGGCCTTGTCCACGTGATCGATCCATTCGACCAGGGCCTTCCGTGCCGGCCGGAACGCGAGCCGCTCGAACTTGTCGTAGTCGAACACCACTTCGGCGCCGGCTTCGGCCGTCTTGTACATTCCCCACGCGATGTCCTGGTCGTCGGGCGTGAAGATCGCGTCGTCAGTGTCAGTCAACGCCGGCCTCCTTCCTGGCGCGGGCAGCCCCGCACCTGTAGACGGCGAGCGCTGCGGCCCGCTGCTCCTCGTCCGAGAACCTGCCGTGCGTGTACCGCGCGGTCCTGTAGTCGGCGAGGGCCTGCCGGCACGCCGACCCCGGAAGCCACGACCATCGGTTCGCGCGTTCCAGCGTCCGCGCCGCGAAGAAGAAGCACAGCGACAGCGGCACCGCCAGGGCGAACGCCAGCACCAGCACCCTCAGCCTGTCCTGCCTCATGACACGTCCTCCTCGTGGTACGTGAGCCAGTCCTCGCCCGGCCAGTCCTCGAACCCCAGCGACTCGAGGTCCTGGGTCCCGGTCGAGATGACGCGATGCACGACGGCGACGTCGGACAGCTTCGGACAGCCCTCGACGTAGCGCTCGACCTGCTCCTGGAGCTCGTTGCGCATCCACCACGGCAGCCACACGGTCAGGTAGCAGTTGCGCTTGCCCGGCGGACGGCCCGCGGTCCTGGGGTCGTCCTCGAACGACAGCGACGGCCTGCGCTTCGGAATCTCAGGATTCATCGCCGATCCCCTGCGCTTCCAGCGCCTCGAGCCGGCTCATGAGGTCGCCGGCTTCGTCCACCAGCCGCAGCCACCGCCCTACGGCGTTCTTGTAGTTGTCGACGAGCTCGAGGTATTCGACCGTCTTCCGCGACAGCCAGGTGTAGTCCTGGGCGGTGAGCATCTTCGCGTCCGGCCGCTGGTTCAGGTACAGCACCATCTCGTTCCTGTGCGTGTCCATCGCGCTGAGCCGCGTCCCGCTCACCTTGGCCTGCTTCCCGATCTCGACCGTGAGCTCCGCGACCTCGCGCATGAGCCTCTTCCGGTCCGTGAGCTCCGCGACCTCGCGCATGAGCCTCGCTTGTTCCGTCATGCCTTCTTCCTCCTCAGTCCGTCGCGCACCAGCCTGCGGACCGTCGCAGCCTGCGACTCGCCCTCGGCCTGCGCGATCGCCTCGACCTGCTGCATCACGTCGCCCGGCATCCTCAGGTTCATGATCTTCACGTCGCCGGGGTCCTTGCGGTTCACTCGCCGCGGCGAGCCCGTCAGCGACCCGAACCTCCACAGCCGCGTGTAGTGCATCGTGCAGAGCCCCTTGCATCGCTGCTCGCGCTCGCATCCCTTCACCATGCAGGCCTTCCTCGCCTTCCTCGGCCTAGGCATCGCTCGCCTCCGGAAGCCACTCGGGCGCCTTCGCCCACCGCTGCAGCGCGTTCATGTAGATCGTCGCCCGAAGATTGAGTTGGGCCTGACTGTCCTCGGCCACCGCCATGCCCGGCCACCGGACGGCGAGGTCGCGCTCGGCCTCCTCGATCTCCTCGCTCAGCTTCCAGCACATGGCGCAGCACTTCATCAGAACCCCTCCGGATCGTCCTTCTGCTCGATCATCGACAGCTTCCAGGTGTCCACCGTGAAGCCCTCGTACTTCATGCGCGGACCGATCACTCGGTTGAACTCGTCCGTCTCCATCACCTGCAGATTCAGCTCGCTCGCGAACCGCCTCATCGCCTGCGCCGGCGAGTGAGCGCGGTACGCGAAGCTGTGCGGCGGATGGTCGGTGTGCCGCACCTCGATCCTGTAGTGCTTCCGATTCCGTTCCATGTACTCCAGGACTGCGGCCTTGAGGTGATCCATGTAGACCTCGCCGGGGTAGTCGACGAACTCCTTGAGCTGGTCGACGATATAGTCCGGCAGGCGCCACACGAAGCCCTTGCCGCTGACGTCGGCCTCGTAGGTCGTGCCTTCCGGCATCAGCGCCTCAAGCACCCTCGGCATCAGCTCCTGCGCTTGCGCGCGCGTCAGCTTCTTCTCCTTCATCGCTTCTTCTCCTTCACCTCGACCGCGTTCGCGATCTCGTCCATACGCCCGTAGTTGTGCAGCCTGTTGGCCCTGATGCGAGCCTGCTGCTTGCTCTTGGCCTTCACCTCGACCGCGAACTCGCTCCTGTCCATGCGGCGCATCGTTACGACGTAGGTCACTGGAGCTTCCCCGCACGCTTCGCCAGGTTGTCGATCAGCTTCTGCGTTACGACTTCCTGGACCGACGGCGTAAGCGTGACGTGCCGCACCGCCGTATCGACCTTCCGCTCGAGCGTGTAGTCGCGGATCACGACCTCGATGTCGCCGTCCGTGTAGGTGTCGTGCTCAAGCTGATGCGCCGCGCCCAGCAGGCACCGGATGTTCCAGCGCCGCGCGACCTTCTCCCACGCCTTCATGACTGCACCTCCGTGTCCGTGCCGTCGCAGTTGAAGCGGAAGTCGTCGCGCTCGTCCGTCTTCCTGGCCATCTCGTGCGATGCGATGCACCCAGGGCAGTCGCGCTCGTGCTCCTCATGGTTGCGGCACGTCGCCATCGCCTGGTCCTGCATGAACTCGGGGAAGAACAGCACCCTGGCCATCTCCGCCCTGTAGAACTTCGTCGTCATGCGAATCTCCTCTCTCGATCTCTGCGGCGAGCTTCCAGGCTGCGAACTCCACGATCCGCACGGCCCGCAGCAGGCCCATCGCCTGCTTGCGCCAGACCTCGCACTGCAGGCGGTTCGCCCGCAGCGTTTCCTTGGCCTGGCGCATCTCGTCCGTCATTCGTACTACAGTTATACAGCAGTGCGAGCGCCCTGTCAAGCGCAACACGCTACAGCACTCGTGCGAGCGCTTCCTGCTGCGTCTCCTGCAGGCCCATCCGCCGGTACGCGATGGACATGATCGCGAGCTCCAGCACCTTCACCACGCGCCACGGCTCCAGCCGCTCGCGGCAGTCGCGGTACTCGCCCTCGCGCCACCCCATCGCCTCGGCCGCGTCCTTGCACGCCGACCTCATCAGCAGCTTCGCTTCCGTCGGCTCCTCGTCCGCCTTCCAGCAGATCGCATCCAGGTAGAGGCCGATCGCAGCGTCGCGGTCCGCGACCCTGCACTCCCGCACCTGGTGCAGCACCTCGCCGAGGTCGTCCCCGGCCCGCTGCGCGTCGCCGATCTTCATGTTCAGCCTGTCCAGCCATGCGGCCGGCTCAAGCAGTCTCGTTCCCTTGTGCATCTCTCAGACCTCCTCGTCTTCCGCCGGCCCCTTTTCGACCAGCTCGTAGGACACGGTGATCTCGCCCGTGCCGTAGTCCGTCGTCCAGCTCCAGCTCCGCGCCGTGTCGAGCCCGAACCTCGCGGTCCGCGCCAGGCCGAGCTTGATCGCCGCAGCTTCCATGTCTTCCCGCACCTCGAGCTCGATCCGAGCGTACTCGCGATCCGTCAGCGTCAGCATTGCATGTTCCGTCATGATGCCGTCTCCTCTCTGTCCGTGCGGCACCGCGAGCACTCGCCCGCGTGCCGCGCCTTGTACACGTGAGCGTACTTCTCGCCGCAGTGCTTGCACACAGGCCACGCCCATCCGTCGTTCACCCCTGCGCCCATGAACAGCAGCTTCTCGCTGCATTCCATGCACAGGTCCACCCTTGCGCCGCACGGCGCCATGTAGGTCACTACCTGCGACCTGTCGTTCGTCATCAGCTCCATCGCCGCACCTCCGGAGGGCGCCCTAGAACGGGCGCCCCGCCTTGATGTCTCGCTTGCAGGCGAGCTTCGCGAACTTCACCTGCCTGTCCAGCCGCTCGAAGATCAGCGACCATTCGCAGTCCTGCGCGATGTAGCGCCGTGCCGCGATGTGTTCCTTGCGCCGCTGCTCGCTGCAGGTCGGCCCGCCCTGCGCGAGCGTGTCGATGTCCTGGATCACGTACAGCGGGTTCACCCCGGCCCGCAGCTGCCGCTCGTAGCCTTCGATGAGAGCGAGCACCCTCGCCCTGCCGTTCGTCGCGATGTTCGTCATGACGTCACCTCCTGATTCGGGTCCAGCGCGTCGAAGTCGAACCTGTCCAGGCCTACCGCGCACAGCTCGCGAGCGCGAGCGAGCACCTGCACCGCGTCCAGGTCGCCGATGTCCGCGCACTTGCGCACGCTGAGCACGAGGTCGTAAACCGTCTCGCACACCCCCGCGAACTCGCTCGCGAGCATGGTGCCTTCGAGCTGGAGCAGCGCCTGTTCCATTGCGTCGTAGAGGTCCGTGCCCTCGATCGCGCACTTGCGCGCCGCGTCGATGCACCTCGCATAGATGCCTGTGGGGTCCGGCACCTGCGCCGGCCCGTTGTTGTCGATCTTCTTCCGCATGGTCGAATCTCCTGTTGTCTCGCTTCCCTGCCGGCCCGCAGCACCTCGGCGCCGCGGGCCGGCCCTGCCGTTGCATCTATGCGACTTCCAGCACCTCCTCGAGCTCGCCTTCGAGCTCGTCGAGCGACATACCATGCACGCCGCATAGCTCGCAGGTCGTCTCGACTCTCCAGGCCTCGTGTGCCGTGAAGTCGATACTTCCGCAGCGCTCGCAGTAGTGAGGCCTCTCGGTGCCGTCGTCGTCGACATTGTCTGTTGACCACGCAGACGGCCCGATCGTGTCGTCCAAGCAGTTGAAGCAGCACGCAACAGGTGCGAAACACCCGTCACATACCATTTCGACCACATGGACCTTTTCGCGTTCGACAGTCTGAATCTCCATTCGTCGAATCTCCTTTTGGTTGACCTGCCGCAGCAGCGGCAGGGAACTCGTTCGGCACCTGGTGCATACCGTCCAGGTCGTCGCAGATGCCTTCGCGCGTGCCTACATGCTTCATAGGCGCAGTTCCGCTTACGCACAAGCACGCAGCATCCACTTGCTCGTAGTCGAGGTGCAGGCATTCGTCGCAGATCTGCACCTGCTCGTCGCAATGCGTGCATTCGTACACTTGCACCTTCACTTGCGCACCTCCTGCGGGTTTGGAAGGCAGTCGTTGCTGCCAGCGTTCGGCAGGTTGCCGAGCGCTCGCATCATTGCGTCAGCGTCGATGCTGCCGGCGCTCGACACCGCGAGCGAGTAGTTGTTCACTGCGATTTGCGCCGCTTCAAACGCTGCGTTTGGATGGTGCTCGAGCTCGCAAATGTAGCGGAACACCATCAGGCCCAAGTCGAGCTCCTGCGATAGCATTCCGACCTCGTACCTGTCGATTGCATAGCAGAGACCCGCGCGCGCGAGCTGCTTCAGTTCGTCGTTCGTGTACATGATTCCTACCTCACTTCCGAAAACGCACCAGCTGCGCCGGCCCGCCGTTGACCTTGACGAACACCAGGGAAGGCGTACCGTACCTGTCCATGACGCGCGTTATCGCATCAGATACGATTGCGACCTTGTGCCGCTCGACAACACGCATGTTGCAGTCTGCGTACAGGAGCTCAACCTCGACATCCTTCATCAGAGCTAGCATTTCGACCTCCTGGACCAGCGCGAAGGCGTGTCGTACCTGTCGGCGCCGTGCCGCAAGTCTTCGTCGCAGAGCTTGCAGTAGTTCGTTTCGGCACCGGCCCGAAGTATCACGCCGCACCGAGCGCAGCTCGGCACCATGTCGTTTGGATGCGCTCGCTCGCGAGCGCACCTGCCGCAGATAAACTGCCCGCGAGCGCAGCTGCGCTTCCAGCCGCACCTGCGGCAGGTGTAATCCCGCTGCTCGCTCGCGTTCGTCGTCGTCGTCATTACCTCGACCTCCTGCCGTTGTGCCGAGCGTGCCGAGCGTGCCGAGCGTGCCTAAGGCGAGCTTCGACCTGCCGCTCGACCTGCCGAACGATTGCTCGCTCGCAACACGCGCACCTCGTTACTCGCCCGCCCGCCGAGCTCGTGCGATACACGCGCACCTCGCAGCTAGTCGCAGGGCAGGACCTACCTCGTACCATCACGCCTAACATCCTAGCACAAACGATATCGCAGTTGTCAACACCTATCTTCCCGCGAGGGCAACTTTAGCATCCATAGTGCTATCGGCGCAGGTCAACCACAACATGTTGTGGCGTAAGAGCGAGTCGAGCGCAGGCATTCGCCCGGCGGGGCCGACCTCGGCGCACCTCGCCCGGCGGGGCCGGATTGAGCGAGGGCGAGTTTCGAGGCGCCTTGCTCGCCCGTTTCGTTCCGAGTAACAGTCACCTCGTGACCAGGACCAGCACCTCGACATGGACCTCGTGCCGTCCTAGACCTCGATCGGCACCTCGAACTAGGTCCTGCCGAGCGTGTCGGCAGGGCCGGCGCAGGGCAGGGGCCGGCGCAGGGCAGGGGCCGGCAGCGAAAAGCGCAGCGGAAGCGAGCGGCAGCGCGAGCGGCGCGGGGGGCGGTAGCGCCCGCGCATCCGCGCAGGCGTCGCGATGGTAGCTTCATGCCCTGGAGAGGGGGGTCGCGGCCTAAAAAGGGGGTTCCGTGCCGAAAAAGGGGTCCGGATCGGGCGGAAGTGTGCCAATGGCACAAACGGGCGTGTCGGGGCTAAGCTGTTGAGCCCATTGGACTTGCGGAACGCCTGGCACACTTCGGAAACGGCGGGGTGTGTCGGCTAAGTCGTTGATGCCGGGGGACTTGCTCTACTACTACTACTACTGACACAGAGAGAGAGAGAGTAAGGGGCACGTGTGTGCGCAGGCGCGCAGGCGTCGCGCACGTGACGCGCACGCACACGCGGGTGCGCCTGCACATGCACGCGATCATCCGGGTGTGCCAGGTGTGCCAGAGGGGTCCGGAATCGCACCTAACCCGTTGTGGCATGGGGACTTCCAGACTGGCACACCCCGGCACAAAACGCAGGTCGGCGAAACGGAATCCCTTACGGGATAAGGGCTTTCGGATCGCGGGGATGTGCCAATCGGCGGAAACGGGCGTGCCGGACGGGGGTTGACGGGCTGACGGGGACCGTGTAGGATGGTGGGGCGATGAGATGCCAGGTGATCGACCTGTTCTGCGGGTGCGGGGGGTTCGCGTTCGGCCTGGGGCGAGCGGGGCACCAGGTGCTGATGGGGGTGGACACGGACGAGGGCTGCCGGCATGCGTTCGAGGCGAACGTGAAGGCTCCGATGCTGGAGGCGGACATCGAGGACCTGACGGCGAAGTGGATGCGGGACGAGTTCTCGCATTCGCCGTGGAAGGACATGCCGAAGCTGGTGTCGGGGGGCCCGCCGTGCCAGGGGTTCTCGTCGCGGACGTTCTACGCGGGGGACTCGAAGCCGAAGCTGTGGGATCCGAGGCGGTCGCTGGCGCTGCGGATGGCGCAGCTGGCGACGGAGGCGGAGGCGGACTTCGTGGCGATGGAGAACGTTCCGGCGATGGAGCGGAGCCCGGAGTTCGCGGACGTGGTGATGCACCTGAACCGGGAGGGGTACGCGGTGCGGTGGTGGCGCGAGGACGCGGTGCGGTACGGGGTGCCGCAGAGGCGGCGGCGCCTGATCCTGCTGGCGGGCCGTCGGCAGAGCCCGCCGGAGCCGAGGACGGAGCCGGCGGCGCGGGGCGCGGCGACGGTGGGGAACGCGATCACGCACCTGCCGCCGCTGGAGGCCGGGCAGGTGGACGCGGACGATCCGCTGCACCGCTGCGCGCGCCTGGACGCGGCGGGCATGGAGAAGATGCGGCATGCGGTTCCGGGCGGGACGTGGCGCGACTTCCCGCCCGAGCTGGTGACGGGCCGCTGGCACGTGGCGAAGGACGGCAGCGGGTTCTTCGACGACGTGTACGGGCGGATGGAGTGGGACCGTCCGGCCCCGACGCTCACGACCAACTTCAACCGCTTCTCGTGCGGCCGGTTCGGGCATCCCGAGCAGGACCGGGCGATCTCGCTCAGGGAAGGGGCGCTGCTGCAGTCGTTCCCCGAGACGTACCAGTTCGAGCCGCCGGACCGCCTGCTGCCGTCCTCCAGGATCGCCCGGATGATCGGCAACGCGATCCCGCCGCGGCTCTCGACGGCCGTCGGGGACGCATTCCTCGAAGCGTGATACGATGTCCGCCGTGGAAGACGTCCTGCTGAACTTCGCCCTGCCGTGGATGCTCGGCGCCCTGGCCGTGCTGCTGTACTTCGAGTGGCGCGCGCGGCAGGAGCTGGACCGCGACCGCAAGGTCGTGGACGACTGGTTCGAAAGGAATCCGGGCATGCGCGAGCGCGTGGACAGGTACGATACCTACGAGGAGTTCCGGAACTCGCCCGAGGCGCGGGAGTTCGACCGGTATCTGAGGGAGACGAGGCAATGAACGACGAGATGATCCCCGCATGCGTCACGGCGACCCAGGTGGGCAAGATGCTGGAAAGGGCGCAGGCGGCGCTGGACGCCTGCGAGTTCCGGAGTCCGGTGGTGCGCAAGCTCAAGGACCAGTACGAGGACGCGCGGGAGGACCTCAAGATGGCCCGGCTCGCGCTGGAGGACGCCTACGCCTCGGCCGAGATCCTGTGCGCCGGCGTCGAGCGCTTCGTCGCGGGCAGCCCCGGCGCCGGCGGGCCCCTCGCGGCGTGGACCGACATGAAGCACCTGCAGGCCGAGGGCGAGGACCTGTTCAAGGCCGGGTTCGACGAGGCGGCGAAGACCGTCCGCACCGTGAAGGACGCCGACGGCGTGCCGCAGGAGCTGCCCGTGCGCGACGCGCCGCCGGAGAAGGACGGGCCCGCCGTGGTAGGATAGCGGGCATGGACACCCAATTCGTCAGGGAAGCCTCGATCCACTTCGCCTCGGCCCTGGTCCGGCGCAGCAACGACAGGTATCCCGAGCCCACCGAGGTCGCGCAGCAGGCCGTCAAGCTGGCCCTGTACCTGGACGCCACGGTCGAGACGACGGTCCGGGACTTCGAGGACAGCCCGCCGCCGCCGCCGGCCGAGATCACCCCGGAGACGCCGCCGGAGCCGGTTCCGGAGCCCGAGCCCGCTCCCCCGCCGCCCGAGCCGGTCCAGCAGGTGCTCCAGCAGGAGAAGCCGAAGGATGCCCCGCAGCCGGCAGAGTAGCCCCGTCTCGATCGAGATCGACCACGACATCCTCTCCCTGGCGATCGACCTGCAGCGGCTGAGGGAGGCCGAGCCGGAGTCGTTCGAGAAGGGCGGCATCGTCTCGATCCGGTTCCAGCCCGGCACGGGCAACGTGTCGGGGATCATCGACGGACGGACCTACACGGTCCATCCGGTGGAGTGTCCGGACGGCTCCGTGCCGCCCGAGATCGAGGGGCCGGTGATCGCCACGGTCCAGTGACCGCCGCGATCGCCCCGAGGGTCGAGTACAACCCTCTCATCCACGACGACCTGGCCCTGAGCCTGTCGCTGCAGGGCCGCGACCGCAACCAGGTCGCCGCCGCGTTCGGCGTTCCGCGCGGCGTTCTCGACCTGTGGGTCCAGAGGCATCCCAGCCTCGCCGCCTCGCTCGTGTCGAGGCCGCAGGCCGACGCCACCGTCATCGCCTCGCTGTACCGGCTCACCCAGTTCCGCCGGCGCGGCGACAAGGTCGTGGAGCCGAACGTCACCGCCTGCATCTTCTGGTGCAAGGCCGTGATGGGCATGAGCGACCAGCCGCCTCCCCCGCTCCCCTTCAATCCCCGCGACATGTCCTCGGAAGCTCTCGAGGCGATGGCGCGGGACCTGCTGCGCACGGCCGACGAGGGCCGCATCGACGTCACGCCCGAGGGCGAGTCCGAAGACGCCGAGAGCGATGCAGCTGCAGGGTTCTGACATATCCGCCCCCACCGACCTGGGGCAGCTGGCAATAGACCTGGCCGCGTCCACCTCGGACGGCCGGTTCGACGCCCTCAAGGACAACGACAAGGCCAGGGCCATCGCCCTGATGAAGGAGCTCAACCGCCGCCGGGCGGTCCCGCTCTACGACCGGATGTATCCCGACTCCGGCCCGTTCGCCCGCTTCCGCTACCGCAAGCACCTCGAGTTCTACGAGGCCGGGGCGACGTACATGGAGCGCTGCATGATGGGCGGGAACCGCGTCGGCAAGACCGTGGTCGGGGCCTACGAGACCACCGCCCACCTGACCGGCATGTACAAGGACTGGTGGCCGGGGCACAGGTTCCGCGAGCCCGTGGACGTGTGGACGTGCGGGAAGACCGGCGACACCCTCAAGCGCATCAACCAGCACGCCCTGTTCGGCGGCCTCAGGAAGGTGCGCGGCGGCCGGTTCGAGATCCGGGGCACCGGCATGATCCCCGCCGACCGCATCGTGTACGAGAGCACGATCATGAAGGAGGGGTTCAGCGGCCCATGTACACCGAGTTCTGAGATGGCCAGGTACTCGAAGACGTGCAGGATCTGCGGGGCTCCCGTGCCGAAGCCGCGCTACGCCTACTGCTCCGATTCCTGCTTCCGCGAGTCGCGCCGCCGGCAGGCGGCCGGCCAGTACGCGCGGATCAAGGCCGATCCCGCCCGCTGGGAGCGCCGGCAGGAGTACTGGCGCGAATACCACGGCGAAGGGGACTGACGTGCCGGCGGTAAGCAGCACCAAGTACCTCGTCAAGGTGGGCTGGGACGACGTGCCCCACCTCACCCCCGAGAAGAAGGCCGACATGCTGGAGGCCTGCCACCCGTCCGTGCGCATGGCCCGCAGCAAGGGCGAGCCCGTCGTCGGCATGGGCCGCGTGTGGGGCATCCCCTGGCAGAAGGTCATCTGCGACCCCTTCCCCATCCCCGACCGCTGGCCGCGCTGCTTCGGCCTCGATCCCGGCTGGAAGCGCACCGCCGTGTGCTGGCTCGCCCGCGATCCCGAGCAGGACGTCGTGTACGTCTACGGCGAGTACTACGTCTCCGAGATGGAGCCGCACATGAACGCCCTCGCCATCCAGTCCTACGGCAAGTGGATCCCCGGCGTCATCGACCCGTCCGCCCTCAAGTCAGAGTCCACCGACGGGAAGAAGCTGATCGACCAGTACCACAAGGCCGGCCTGCCCGTGAGGCCGGCCAAGTCCGACGTGGACTCCGGCGTCCTCGCCGTCTGGACCCGGCTCAAGGAGAGCCGCCTCAAGTTCTTCTCGCACCTGCAGTTCTGCAAGTACGAGTTCGAGCAGTACCACCGCGACGAGAAGATGAAGATCGTCAAGCACAACGACCACCTCATGGACGCGCTCCGGTACGCCGTCATGACCGGCCTGAGGATCGCCGTGCCGAAGGCCGGCCAGGAGGATCCGGACCCCGTCGGGGACGGCCCGGGCGGGGAAGGGCCGCTCGATCCGGTGGCGGGGTACTGATACGATCCGATCATGGCTTCCGAACGCGAGCCGATGCACGAGGAAGGCGCGGTCACCGCCTTCGCCGTGGACCTGTACACGCGGGCGGTCAACGCCGCGCAGCGCCGCAGCGAGGTCGAGCGGCTGTGGTACGACGCCACGCTGCAGTACCAGGGCCTCTACGACGAGGACACCCGCGAGCGGCTCGCCCGCACCAAGTACTCGTCCAAGCTGTTCGCGAACCAGACGCGCCCCAAGACCGACGTCATGCGGGACCGGCTGATCGGCGTCCTGATGCCGATGGACCGCCCCAACTGGGACATCCGGCCCACGCCGGTGCCGAGCCTCCAGGCCGTCGAGGAGATGGCCACCGACGACGTGAGCCAAGAGGACGCGGAAGCGGCGCGGGCCATCATGGAGGAGATGAAGCGCCGCTGCGACGGCATGCGCAAGGAGATCTCCGACCAGCTGGAGCAGAGCCGCTACCGCTCCATCGTCATGAAGGTCATCCAGCAGGCCTGCAAGCTCGGGACCGGCGTGCTCAAGGGCCCGTTCACCGACTCGTTCGAGACGTCGCACTGGTCGAAGCGCGAGGGGGACTGGAAGACCGGCGGCGAGCGGGAGGACTACCCGCGGCTGGAGTGGGTGGACCTGTGGGACTTCTATCCCGACATGGACGCCACCGACATCCGCGACTGCGACTTCGTGTTCCAGCTGCACCGCATGGGCCGCCGGCGTCTCCGGGACATGGGCCGCCGGCGCGTGTTCGACCGCCGGGCCGTGGACGAGCTGCTGGAGGTGGAGCCGGGCCGGACGCCGATCGAGCAGAACTTCAACCACTACCTGCGCCACCTCAAGGCGCTGGAGGAGCCCGCCACCGACGGCCAGGACAACCGCTACTCCGTGCTCGAGTACCACGGCCCCGTCGCCGCCGACACGCTCCGGGAGATCGCCTCGAAGTTCGAGCAGGGCGAGCTGCTCGACGCCGCCGTCAATCCCGACGATCCCGGCAAGACCCGCGAGGCCGTGATCTGGTTCTGCCAGGACCGGGTGCTCAAGTTCGCCCTCAAGCCGGTCCGCGACGAGGACCCCATCTACTCCGTGTTCACGTTCTCCGAGTCCGACTCGACCCTGTTCGGGCGCGGGATCCCGTCGATGATCCGCGATCCGCAGTCGGCCCTGAACGCGAGCTACCGGCTGATGCTCGACAACGCCGCCATCAGCGGCAAGCCGATGTACGTCATCAACCGCGACGGGCTCAAGCCCGCCGACAAGGACTGGCGCATCAAGCCGGGGAAGGTGTTCTACCGCACCGGACCGCTCGACGAGGGCCCCGCCATCGAGATCGTCCAGATCGAGGGCCGCACCGAGAACCTGCAGGGCATCATGGACACCTCGCTCAAGTTCGTGGACGACGAGTCGCGGCTGCCGCTGATCGCCCAGGGGGACCAGGGCGACGGGGCCCGGCAGACCGCCCACGGCATGACCCTGCTGGTCAGCGCCGTCAACATCACGTTCCAGAGCGCGGCGCGCAGGTTCGACGACCAGCTCACCATCCCGACGATCCGCCGGCTGTACGACTGGAACATGATGTACGGGACCAAGGAGTCGATCAAGGGCGACAACGAGGTGCGGGCGCTGGGCTCGTCGGTCCTGCTGCTGCGGGAGCTGCAGGCGCAGAACATGATGATGATCCTGAACCTCGTGGCCGGGAATCCGGACGTGGCCATGATGGTGCGGATCCCCGAGGTCGCCAAGCAGCTGTTCCGGGCCCTGCAGATCGACGAGGACTCGATCGTCCTGGGCGAGGCCGAGCTGCAGCGTGCGCAGGAGGAGGCGGCCGCGAACCAGCCGCCGTCGCCCGAGCAGATCAAGATGCAGATGGAGCAGATGAAGCTCCAGGCGCAGTACGAGATCGAGAAGATGCGGCTGCAGGCCGAGATGGTGAAGCTGGCCACGCAGCAGGAGACCACCATCCAGAAGATCTCCGCCGACCTGCAGAAGGCGAAGATCGAGACGGCCAGCAAGGAGCGGCTGTTCGCTGCGGAGACGGCGATCAAGGCCCGCTACGGGGAGGGGATATGAGCGACGAGCAGGCGCCGCCGGCCTGGGACGAGGTCGAGGACGAGGTGCGCGGATGGATCGAGCAGGCGAAGCGGGAGCTGTGCAAGCCGGGCGTGGACCACGACCGCTCGCAGCTGCTGCGCGGCGAGATCGTCGGGCTGGAGCGGGTGCTCACGCTGGAGGCCTCCATCCTCGCCGTGCGGGGCGAGCTTGACAGCCGCGAGCGGTACTGAGTAAGGTAAGGGGCTATGGCCGAGGAGCCCGAAGGCAAGGCGCCCGAGCAGGAGCCCGCTCCCGACGCTCCCGACGCTCCCGGCGAAGGCGCCGGCGTCGCGGCCCACGATCCCCCTGCGGACGACGACGACGAGTTCGCGAAGGGATGGAACGACTTCGAGGAGTCCGACCGGCAGGAGCCGGAGGTCGGCGAGTTCGACCGCCCGCTGACCGAGGACAACCCCCCGGAAGACGGCCCCGAGCAGCAGGGGGCGGGAGCCGCGGAGCCCTCCCCCGAAGAGCCATCGACATCCCCCGTTACCGAATCTCCGACGGGGGAGGGAGCGGGCGAGCCCGCCGCCGAGACAGCAGGCGGCGAGCCGGGCGAGCCCGCTTCCGACTCGCCATCCCTGGAGGAGCAGCTCGCCGAGGCGCAGCGCGAGCTGGCGGAGCTGCGGGCCGCCCGCGAGGAGCCCGAGCCGGAGCCGGAGCCGGAGCCCGAGCCGTTCAAGGTCGAGATCGACAAGGACACCGAGGCCGCGCTCAAGGAGTTCGAGGCCTACGACGCGGAGGGGGCGAAGGCGCTCCGGGCGAAGATCGAGGCCTACGAGGGCGACGTCGAGAAGATCCGCTCGGAGGCCGCGCAGGTCGTCGGGGAGGTGGCCGAGCAGCGGGCCGCCGAGCTCGTGCTGCAGAAGCATCCCAAGGCGATGGAGACGGCCCGCAGCGCCGAGTTCGTCGCGTGGCGCAAGCAGGTGCCGCCGGCGCTGGAGAACGCGCTGGCGTCGAGCGATCCGGCCGACGTGATCTACGGCCTCGACGAATGGGAGAAGTTCAAGGGCGCGAAGGCGGCGAAGGCCGCCCCGTCGCCCAACGGCGCGAAGGCGCTCACGTCCGGAGTGGCGGGGAAGCCTCGTTCCAAGACCCCCCGGGAAGGAGCCTCTCCGGAGAGGGGCTCCTACGAGGCGGGCTGGGCCCAGGCCGAGCTCGAGGAGAAGGAAGAGGAACGCCTCAGCGCGTGATATGATTCAGGAAGCCAGGAGGTACAGAGAGAGCTAGCCGGCCAGCCTAGGAGGCAGCTCAGTGCCAGAACAGGGCATCAACACATACGGAGACATCGGCAACGCCACGGCCGGCTACTACAGCAGGAAGCTGCTGTCGCACGCCATGCCGGTCATCATCCTCGAACGCTACGGGATGATCAAGCCGATGCCTCGGAACAACACCCAGGTCATCCAGTTCCGGAGGTCGCGGCCGTTCCAGCCGGCGACCACGCCGCTGCAGGAGGGAATCGCTCCCGACGGCTCGCACTTCGGGTACGACACCCTCACCGTCAAGGTGAACCAGTACGGCGACTGGACCGGCCTCACCGACGTGGTCCAGGACACGTCGAAGGACATGGTCCTCCGGGACATGTCGCAGCGCCAGGGCGAGCAGATCGGGGAGACCCGCGAAGCGCTCACCTGGGACGTGATCCGGGCGGGCACCGCCGTCACGAGGGCGGGCTCCGCGACCAGCCGCGCCAACGTGGGATCCGCGTACAGCGTGGACCTGCAGCGGCGCGTCATGGCGACGATGCACCGCCAGAAGGCCAAGAAGCACACCCGCGTCCTGGCCGGCACCAGCGGCTACGAGACCTACAAGATCGAGCCGAGCTACATCGTGGTCGGGCACACCGACCTCCTGCCGGACCTCAGGTCCCTGCAGGGCACCAACGAGTACAACTCCTTCGTGCCGCCGTCGAAGTACGGGTCGGGCTCGAGGGTGGCGCATCCCTACGAGTCGGGGTCGTTCGAGGAGGGGCGGTTCATCCTCTCGCCCGACCTCGCGTTCTTCCCCGGCACCGGCAGCGGCACCACGACCGGCTTCCGGGCCAGCAACAGCAAGATCGACGTGTACCCCATGCTCGTCCTGGGCAGGGAGTCGTTCGGCTGCATCGCGCTCAGGGGCAGGTACGCGGTCAAGCCGATGGTCCTGAACCCCGGCATGCCGCGCAGCGGCGACCCGCTGGGGCAGAAGGGCTCGATCGGCTGGAAGTTCTGGTTCGCGTGCCTGATCCTCAACGACGCCTGGATCCACCGGATCGAGGTGGCCTCGAAGCTGTAAGGGGGAACCGCGATGGTCAACGAATCGGGCAGCGTCCTGTTCTCCGTCAAGCACAGGGGCACGCCGAAGACGGGCGGGGAGAAGTACCGCTTCAAGCTCGGCTGGCGTCCGGTGCTGGTCCACGCCTACAAGGTCACCGGCTCCACGCCGTTCGACCTCGAGGAGGCCGTCGTGTTCGACGGGCCCGCCACGAACGGGCTCAGCAGCGGGGACGTCGCGTGGCGCGGCGGCTCGCGCGGGTCCACGGACCCCGAGAAGTACACCGGGCTGGGATCCGGGTCGTTCGACATCTACGACGACGGGTTCCAGTTCGGCGGGCACTCGTGGTTCCGCGTCTCCAACGCCGTGTTCTGGTTCCACGTGTTCCGGGGCACCAACTTCGGGTTCGTGATGGACCTGGACGACGTGCAGTCCTACGTCGCCCCGTTCGGGAGCGGCAAGGGCTACGGCGTCACCACGAGGAAGAACGCCGCGACCGGCGGCATCGAGGTCGCGCAGTACAACGTGCCGGGCCGCGACATCGGCGTGTTCGAGGTCGCGTAGGAGGGAAATCATGGTCATCGAAGCAGGCAGCGTACTGTTCGGAATCAAGCAGAAGGGCACGGCGGCGTCCAAGAGCTACAGGTTCGTGCTCGGGTTCCGGCCCATCTCCGTCCACGTGTACAAGGTGGTCGGATCGTCCCCCTACGACCTCGAGGAGGCGTTCTCCTACGACGGCACGCCCACGCACGGCGCGACCGGCGGCGACAACGCCTACCGGGGCGGCAAGCGCTCGTCGGGCGCGACCAACGCCCACAAGTACTCGGGCATGGGCAGCGCGGGGATCCAGATCTTCGAGGACGGGTTCCAGATCGGGACGGACGCCTTCTTCCGCGTGAACGACGCGGTGCTGTGGTTCCAGGTCCACCGCGGCGCCAACTACGGCATCGTGCTCGACCTGGACGACGTGACGGCCTACGCCGGCGCGTTCGGGACCGGCGGCGCGTACAAGACCACGCCGCAGCACACGGAAGGCACGAACGTCGGCGGAGTCGGCGAGCGGGCCGTTCCGGACCCCGTGACGGGGAACGTCACCATCTCGGGGGTCAACGTGCCCTCGCAGGACATCAGCGTATTCGAGGTGTAAGGGCATGGCGATCCAGCTGCTACCCACAGAGAAGGCGACCGCCGCGCAGATGCGGCGGTTCCTCGCGATCTCCAACCTGGAGGTCGGCGACAAGGCGACGAAGGACCAGTGCCTGAACATCCTGGCCAAGGCGGGCCTCCCCGTGGATCACATCTACGTGGAGAAGGACCGCAAGGCCGGGGTCCACTACCGCGAGGACGACGCGCCCGAGGCCGTCGGATTCACCGGCGACCACGACGAGCACTGGACCGTGCTCCGGATCTCGCCGGACCCGAACGCGAGCGAGGAGACTCCCGTGTTCTCGAGCGTCAACGACGATTCGGTCTACATCAACGTCGGCCGGGTGGTCTGCATCCGGGAGCGCCACTACTCCAACCTCAAGGACGCCGTGTACGATCACCTCGAGCAGAAGGAAGGCACGCAGCTGCGGGAGGCCAAGGTGAAGAAGGTGGACAGGTATCCGACCCAGTTCATCGGCTACGCGGGCCTCGTCAAGGACGGCCCGCCGCAGATCAACGGCCAGCCGCTCGATCCCGACGTCGAGGTGTACCGGGCGAAGGCCTGATGACGTACCTGCAGCTGGTCCAGGCGGCTGTCAGGGCGGCGAACACCGCGAACGTCGATGCGCTGACGACGCTGCGCAACGCTCCCGGATACGTCCGGCAGGCCGCCGACTTCGTCAACGAGGCGTGGATCGACGTCCAGAACGAGCACGACGAGTGGAAGTGGCGGATCCGCGAGATCACCTTCCACACCGATCCGGGACGGCACGAGTACCCCGTCAGCGGCGACGACTCGTCGGCGGTCGCCCACGCCGTCAGCGCGACGGGGTTCCGGCGCTGGCTCGGGGACACCGAGCCTGACGGCAGCATCCCGCGCTTCGAGTGGCTGCTGCGGCTGCCGCCGGCCTACTCGGCCGGCACCCGCTTCCCCTACCAGGACTACGACTACTTCCGCAGGGACTACCTCGTGAACTCCGACGTCTCGTCCAGCCCGACGCGCTGGTCCGTGAGGCCGTGGGACAGCGCCCTGCTCGTCTATCCCATCCCCCGGTCGGCGGTCCGCATCGACGGCGTGTACGTCAAGGGAGTGCAGCAGCTGGTGGACGACGGGGACGTGCCCGAGGGCATCAGCGACGAGTTCCACGAGATGATCAAGTGGGGCGGCGTCATGAAGCTGCTCGCCTACGACGGCGCCGACGACCTCAGGCGGAACGCCCGCAGGGAATACAGGCGCCACCACCGCTCGTTCTCCGACAGGTACTTGCCGCCCGTCCGCGTCGAGGGGGACTTCGCGTGACGGCCGACCCGCGCACGTGGAAGGTGCAGGGCGGGCTCGACCTGACCAGCCCGCCGTCGCAGCGCTACCGGCGGCCGGGCTCCCTGATCGGCTGCGAGAACTACGAGTCGCGGCTGGAGGGGCTGCGGCGGATCGACGGGTACGAGCGGTTCGACGGCCGGCCGGCCCCGTCCGATCCTCTGGACAACAGGGACGCCGCGACGCGGCTGGCGGCGATCGAGGAGCGCCGGGACGCCATCGGGGAGGTGCCCGGCGCAGGGGACATCCTCGGCGTGTGGCGGTTCAAGGGAGCCACCTACGCATGGCGATCCGACTCCGACGGCAATCCGCTGCTGTATAAGTCGTCGCCGAACGGATGGGCGCAGGTCCCGCTCGGGTCCGCGTGCCCGTTCGACCAGGCCACCGGACCCGTCGGGTTCGGTCCGGGGGACAGGCTGTCGGGGACGGTCGGAGGGCCGGGCAATCGGGCGTCGTCGACCGTGGTCGCCTCCGTGGTCACGTCGGGAGCGTTCTGGGAGACCGGGGCGAGCGGCGTCATGGTGATCGACGAGCAGCAGCAGTGGGACGCGGGCCAGACACTGTCCGCCAGGGACGACGACTTCGAGTTCAAGGGATACGGGGCGCGGCTGCTCAGCACGCCGCAGCCGATCCGGTTCGCGAGCCCGCTGCCCGTGGAATCGGGCGGCAGGGCGCAGCGGATGCGCTTCGCGAACCACAACTTCCGGGGCCAGGACCAGCACGAGACCATGTTCGGCATCATCAACGGCAGGGGCGGGACGAACGTGTTCGCGCTGTGCCGGTTCCCGTCGGGAGGCGTCACGCTGGACTGCGTGTTCCCGATCGAGCCGCTCGGCGCCGGCGCGAACGTCGACGACGTGCCCGTGGACGTGGCCGTGCATCAGAACCACCTGTTCGTGGCGTACAGGAACGGGTCGGTGATCCATTCGGACCTCGGCAACCCGTACAAGTTCACGGGCGTCGGGGGAGCGGCGGAGCTGACCGTCGGCGAGGAGATCACGGGCATGGTGTCCGGCTACCGCGACCTGCTGGTGATCTTCGGCAGGAACCGGACGATGATCCTGCAGGGCAGCGGGACCGCCGACTGGCGCATGACGACGCTTTCGGACGAGGCGGGCTGCATCGCGAACACGGCGGTGCTGATGGACGAGCCCATCGTGATGGACGACCGCGGGATCCGGACGCTCGGGGCGACGGACGTGTACGGCGACCTGGAGGTGGCGACCGTCTCGGAGGTGATCCGGCCGCTGCTGGACCGGATCCGCCAGAGCGGGATCCGGCCCGTGGCCGCGGTGCGGGTGCGGCGCAAGAGCCAGTACCGGATCTTCTTCGACAACGGGCTGTGCGTGAGCTGCGGGTACGTGAACCGGAGCCGGTACAGGTCCATCGAGTTCACGACGAGCACCTACGGGAACTACGACTCGGCGGGCCTCTACCGGCAGCGTGCGGTGACGGCGATCTGCTCGGTGGAGGACGACGACGGCAGGGAGCGGATCTTCTTCGCGATGAAGGGGCTCGCCCGCGTGTTCGAGATGGACGCCGGCACGAGCTTCGACGGGAAGCGGATCCGCGCCTACGCCCGGTTCGGGTACAACGACTTCGGGCATCCGGCCTGGATCAAGCGGTACGAGAAGCTGCAGGTCGAGTGCGACTCGACCTACGACTCGCGGATCGCGCTGGCGGCGGACTTCAACGACGCGCAGACGTCGGGCGGGGCCGCCACGGAATCGCTCGTCAGGGGGACGGGCGCGACGTGGGACGAATCGCGCTGGTCCGGCCTGGAATGGGACTCGGCGCCGAAGGCGCTGGCGGAGAGCCGCATCGGAGGGCGGGGCCGGAACATCTCGGTGGTCGCCTACAGCGACCAGACCGTCGAGCCGCCGCACGTGATCCAGTCGGTCACGGTGCTGGCGCGGCCGCTGTCGCTTAGGAGGTAGCGTGGCGAACGACTGGTACGACCCCGAATACCTGCCGCAGCAGTTCACCGTCGCCAGGGCGGAGCAGATGGCGGGGGAGCTGCGCCTGATCGAGCGCGGCTTCGAGCGGCTGCCGAGCCTGAACGTCCTGTACGGGTCGGGCCAGCCCTACGCGGTCGAGCTCTCCGCATCCGCCGCGAACGCGATCGTGCTGGAGAGCAAGTACATGGCCCGCACCGACTACGAGGCGGGCATCCTCGTGCGGTGGATCGCATCGTTCAGCAACACCGGCGCGGCCACGGTGGACGTGGACGGGATCGGCGTCAGGGACATCGTCCACGTCAACGGGAAGGCCCTGGCCGGCGGCGAGATCCGGGCTGGCGAGATCGTCCTGATCGAGTACGACGGCAAGCGGTTCGTCGTGCGCAACCCCGCCGTCGCTCCCGACATGACGCTGCGGTTCCTGTCGCGGGTGCGCGACCTGAAGCTGCAGGTGGACGAGCGGATGAGCCCGGTGACGTTCCCCGAGGCGGCCGGAGGGACGCCGCCCTACACCTACCTGATCCCGCTGGCCGACACGCCCCTGCCGCCGGGCCTGTCCTTCGCCAGCCGCGTCCTGAGCGGCACCCCGACCGAGGCGGGATCCTCCGACGTCGAGTACGAGGTGCTGGACAGCGCAAGCCATTCGCTCCGGGCCCTGTTCCGCATCGAAGTGGCGGCTTCGCTCCTGGAGCTGCCCGCTCCCGACAACTACCTGGTGCAGGTCCTCGGCACGTTCGACGAGGTGCTGCCCGCCGCGACCGGCGGAACCCCGCCCTACGCCTACAGCCTGCAGAACCTTCCGCCGGGACTCCGGTTCGACGCGACGTCCAGGCGCCTGTTCGGGAACCCGACTGCCGTCGGAGAGTACCGATCACTGCTGTATAAGGTAGGGGACGCCGATTCGAGCACGGCCGAGCGCCGGTTCTCGATCACCGTCTCGGAACGGTCGCAGACCACGCCGATCCCGCAGCCGTCCGACCTGCACCGCTACGTCGCGGTGCTCGCCGAGGGAGCCGACGTCACGGCGGCCGCCGTCGAGGCCGGCACGGAGGCGGCCGAAGACGCGACCTCGATCAAGCTTCCGACGTGGACGGGGAACCGATTCATCCTGATCGCGCAGCCGGAATCGGCGGTGGACCTGACGTCGGTGGTGATCGGGTTCGGGAACGCGCTGAGCGCGTTCACCAAGCAGGACGACTTCGTGACGATCGACGGGACCGAATACGAGGTGTGGAAGTCGAACGAGCTGCAGGGGGACGTGATCAGCGGCCACACGATCACGCTGGCTCCGTAGGAGGGCATCGTGCCGACATACGTAATCGACAAGGTGAAGCGCACCGTGGACGGCCAGCCGGTCGTCGATGCGGCGGACGTGGACGGCCTGGACCAGGCCATCACGGACGGCGCGCCGGACGGACGCACCGACAGCGAGGTGAGGGACCTCGCCAAGGAGACGGTGGCCGATTGGGCCGAGCAGGGAAACTCCGCCGCGATCCCCGCCGAGAAGCTCTCGAACGTACCGGCGCGGCGCACGGACACCGAGATCCGGAACCTCGCGAAGGGGGAGACGGCGGACTGGGCCGAGGACGGCAACAGCGAGCAGATCCCCGCGAACAAGCTGGGCAACGCCCCCGCAGGGCACACCGACGACGAGGTTAAGGCGCTTGCGCGCGGCGAGGTGTCCGATTGGGCGGAGACGACCAACACGGAGCAGATTCCCCGCAGCAAGCTCAACAACGCCCCGGCGGGACACACCGATACGCAGGTCCGGAACCTGGCCAGGGGCGAGGTCGCGGACTGGGCCGAGGACGGCAACAGCGAGCAGATCCCCGCGAACAAGCTGAACAACGCGGCAGGACTGAACCAGGCCCAGGTGGATGCGCGGGTCGAGGAAGGCGTGGCGGATTGGGCCGAGGAAGGCGACGCGACGCGGATCCCCGCGAACAAGATCCCCGACTCGATCAAGTACACCGACGCCAAGGCCGACGCCCGCGTGGAGGCGGGCGTGGCGGATTGGGCCGAGGAAGGGAACAGCGACCCGATCCCGGCCCCGAAGCTGGTCAACGCCCCGACCGGCGGCGACGGGGGCGGACTCACGGCGCAGCAGGCGCGGAACCTGATCGCGGACTGGGCCGAGGAGGGGAACGCGACGGCGATCCCCGGAAGCAAGCTCTCGAACGTGCCGGCGGGACGGTCGGACGACCAGGTGCGGGTTCTGGCCAAGGGCGTCGTGGCCGATTGGGCGGAGGAGGGCGAAGCCGCCGCCATCCCCGCCGAGAAGCTCTCGAACGTACCGGCGCGGCGCACGGACACCGAGATCCGGAACCTCGCGAAGGGCGAGGTCGCGGACTGGGCCGAGACGGCCGATACGTCGCAGATTCCCCGCAGCAAGCTCAACAACGCCCCGGCGGGACACACCGACGACGAGGTGAAGGACCTCGCGAAGGAGGAGATCGCGGACTGGGCCGAGACGGGGAACACCGCGCAGATCCCGGCGAACAAGCTCAACAACGCCCCGGCGGGACACACCGACGACGAGGTGAAGGCGCTCGCGCGGGAGGTCACGGCGGATTGGGCCGAGGCCACCGACTCCAGCCGCATCCCCGACAGCAAGATCCCGTCCGGCATCACGCGGGACTCGGAGCTCGCCACGCAGATCGCCACGCGGACGACCACGGCGCAGGCGCAGGCCGCCGCGAGGGGCGTGACGGCGGACTGGGCCGAGTCGGGGAACGCGGACCAGATCCCCGCGAACAAGCTCCAGAACGCGCCGCAGGGCACGGGCGGGCTGAACCAGACGCAGGTGGACGCGCGGATCCAGGCGGCGATCACGGCGCTGGACCTGGACAGCTACTCCACCGACGCGGAGCGGGCGGCGGCCATCGCGACGGCCATCGCGGGGCTCGGCACGACCTACGCGACCGATGCGGAGCTGGCGGCAGCCATCGCCGCGCTGAACCTGGACTCGTACAGCACGGACGCGGAGCGGGCCGCGGCCATCGCTACGGCGGTCGCCGGGATCCGGGCCGTCCCGACGGGCGGCACCGACGGGCAGGTGCTGACGGCGGGAACGGGGAACGCCTACGGATGGGAGGACGCCGCAGCGGGCGGCGGAGGCGGGGCGGCCGCCGACGCGGAGGTGATCGAGCTGGTCGGCACGGCCAGCATCAACTTCTCGCAGAACAGCCGGTTCCTCGCGACGGGCATCGACCTGGACCCGGCGGACGTGGAGGACGAGGACCAGATCGTGATCAGCGCCGGGCGTCCGGACGCGCAGGCCCCGTCGGGAGGCCGCGCCGGCACGATGCTGATCTCCGGCAAGGACTGGAAGGCCATCGCAGGCACCACGATCGCGAACCAGACCGTATCGGCGAACCACCGCAACGCGATCACGGTCCTCACGACGTTCCTCAAGCCTTCGGGACTCTCGAACATCAACTACGACCTCGTGTACTACGTGTTCGGCCGCACGTCCTCCCACGAGATCCTGATCGCCTCCTCGGACGCATCCGAGGACGCCATGCCCCTCACCGTATGGCACCTCCACGCCACCGTAGCGGCGGGAGGCGGAGAGGCCGCGCCCGGCAAGAAGCTCGCGGCCATCGAAGCGGAGATGGTGAATCCCACGAACTGGGGAACGGGCTCCGGCCGAAACTCTGAACGTCTCCTCACGTTCGATTCGGTGGACGTGCTGGTCGAGGACGGCGTAGGGATCGGCCCCATCTCGCAGGGCGATAGGTCATTAACCATTACCGAGGAAGGCTGCTACCTGATCTCGCTGGAAATGGATGTAACTGTCTTGGGCAGCGAATCTGGGATTGGCGTTCCGATCGTTGGGTTCATCTCACGAACCGGGTTCTCCAGGCAGTTCAGCATGGGATTGTCAGGGTCCGCTTCAAACATAAGCCGGCCAACAGGCGGAACGGCTGTATTCGAGCTGCGGACGGGATCCTACAACGTTGGCGTCTCGTCCCCAGATTCCAGTTGGGACACCTCTTACTCCCTAGGGGCCTCGAACACGAGGCTCAAGATCGTCCGTCTCGCTACGCAGGAGGGCAGCGGCGGAGGCGCATCCACGGGCTCCGGCACGTCCATCCTGACGGGCGCGACCGTCCCCGCGGCCGGGCAGGGCGAGGACGGCGACTACTACCTCCGCATCACCAACCAGCGCATCGGGGAGTGGTATCTCAAGACCTCCGGCGCGTGGGCTCGCATCGCCCGCAACCTCAGCCTCGACCAGAGCGAGGTGGACGAGCGGATCCTGGAGCCCGCCCGGACCGGCAGCACGACCCGCTGGCCGGCGAGCAAGATCCCGGCGGACACGGCCACCGACGCCGACGTGGCCGGCAACACGGCCCTGATCAGCGCCAACGCGACCGCCATCAGCGGCGTGGGCGGGCGCGTCACCGCCATCGAGGGCGCGGACTACCAGACCGAATCCGAGGTGGACGCCCGCGTGCGCGAGGCGGTGCCGAACGGAGGCGTCAAGGGGCAGCAGCTCGTCAAGAAGTCGGACGCGAACTGGGACACGGAGTGGGCGCACGGCACGGAGTACCGGCAGGAGTTCGACAGCGGCTTCGCCGCGATCGGCAACTCCCGGCGCACCGAATCCCGCGA